CTTTGAAAATTAAATTGTCTTATTTTACGATTGTTCTTATTTCGCATGAGATAGTCCTTTCGTGTTATAATTTGTTCAATAAAATTTATCATGATGAGGAGACCTTTTTAATTTTACCTACTGCTTTTGGCATGGGTTTTAGGTCTGATGGATATGGTTGAATAACAGAGTTCTTTGTTACTTCAGCCACAATTCTGTGCTTCTTATCACCAGTTCTGGTGAAATAGTGTCTTAATTTTGATATGATATATCTTCCTGAAATTCTTTTATCAAACATATCTCCAACTTCACTTCCAGTTTTAAATACTCTTACATTTATCATATCACCTGCTTTTATTCCAGTATTACCATTCATTGTTAATTGCATTGTAAGTCCGTTTGATAACATACCAATTTTTGACCTTCTAATAATTAAATCTTGTCCTGGATTTGATTTACCGTATGGAGTTCTAGCATTAGGATAAGTATCTGTTGCATATATATTTCCAGATGATGATGTGGATTGTAATTGAACTTGTGCATCAGAAAAATCTGATATTGTATTTTCTTTATCGTCTAAAATAGAATTTGGAAACAATGGGTGGCCTGTTCTGCTTGCCATACTTTCAGTATCAAAACCTCTTTCAAAATCATCTTTGTACGAAAAAGTATGTGTCTGATATGATTTATTATAGATGTCATGAATTATAATTTTACTACTATATAAACCAGTCATAGTTTTATTTAGCATGTCACTATTATGTATAATTGAGTGTTTTTCTATTTGATAAAGATTAGATTCTACACCCTTTGCATTGTCTTGATTATCGTCTGCAATACCAGCAGTATAAGTTGCAACATCTGGTTCAGAGTATAAACTTTCTAAACTTCTAAAATTATATCCTCTTGTATTTTCATAGAACAAAAATGTAGGATTAGTGATTTCTGATAAACTTCTTTGAGCTAACATACTAATTGCTTTAAATGGTTTCATATTAGGAATTACTACATTATGACTACCTGAGGTATCTTCTAAATGTAAATCTTTTTTTGAATTTAAATAATTAGGTGCTGTAAATATATTTGAAACCATTTCACTATAAGCACCACTAAATGATTGTGAAATTCGAACTCTTGTATTTGTAACCATTTCAGCAGTTACTAAAGATAAACCAACAACTTTACCTTGCCCTGCATCTTCGTTAGCAGTTATTTCTCTAATTACAAATGTATGTTTTCTATAATCAATAGAACCACTTTTATCTGTTGCAGGAGTAGATACTAATATTTTAACATATTCATTTCCAATAAGTGGAAGTAAATTTACAGAATCATTTGTATCTAAAAATACTATATCAGCAGATACAGCACTAGATGTAATAGATTCATAGATATTTAATTCTACAAAACTCTCTTCTAAATTTACCTCTGTACCTGTGTGATTTATTACCTTAAATTCTTCTAGTCTAAATTCACCAGCATACTGAGGACCTGTTTCAGTTCCCTTAGTTGTTGACATTATATCGTTGCACCTTCAGAGGTTAAATCTTCAAATTCAGTTATGAATTGATTTATATAATCTTTATGAATTAATCTTATTTTACTATATTCTGTTTGTAAATCAAGTTCATATTGTCTGTTTGATACTGAAGAAGCAGTTGCCGAATGTCCTGTATTATCAGAACCAATATTAATTGTTTTTGTTGTATCACCAGATGTTTGAGTTATTGTATAATGATGTACGCCATCTGGATTAGTATATTTGTCTGCTACAAAAGCTTCAAACTGTGGAACTGTCATTGGCCATTGGTAAAATCTATCTGTAATGTTATTTACAAGTAAAATAACCCAATGAAGAGTTGCATTACCATAATACTTAAATGCAATGTCTTCTGGTTTATCACCACCAGTGACTTGAAAAAAATCAAATATAGTTGATGCAGAAGCAGCATTAGCATTTAGTTTAACTCTTTTAAGTATGTGAGTAAAAAGTGATAAATTACCATTACCCTTTATGTCATATATTAATTGTGGAAATTTTGAAAAGTATGACATTAATATCCCTCACTTGCTCTTTGTTTAGTTATAATTTCTAATTCTTTAAATGCTAGTGTAATTTCCGTTTCAGCAGGAGGAGTATGGCCCTTAGTATCACCACTTGGATCAGGTTCAAATGCTTGATACCCCACATTACCCCCATACTTTACGCTCATGTCAGTTAGCACACAAGTAGAAACTTTATTTAAATATTTGTTAGATTCAGAATTTCCAACCCACCTATATTCAATATCAAAAGTATCTGGTGTTACAAAAGTTCTAGATGACCCAGGGTCTCCCTCAACTTCAGGTAACATATGATATTTAAATTTATTGACTATTAATCTAACATTTTTTGATTCCGTTCTAGACCTTGGTAAAAATTTAAAAGTATATGAAAAACTTCTTTTACCCACACCACTAAAAATTAATTCCATTCTATTAGAAATAACTTTACCAGTTTTAGCAAATGCGATTGCTTTTGCTCCTGGTGCAACAGTATCAACAGCGTTAAACATAGCTTCGTCAACTAATTCTGGCGCCTTTGACGCTATTGAATCAACGGCAGCATTTATCCCACCTTTTTTAAATGCATCAAAAGCAGCAACACCGGTTTGTGCAAGAGCACCGATTTCTTTTTCTTCATACCCTGCACTATATGTTACATCAACTGTTTGTGGCATGTATAATGCAATACAAGTATCCATTCTTTTTGTTGGTGCTCTTTCTATGCCAAAAATTGCACCACCACTATCTTCTGTTTTATTTGAATCTTTTATATTTGGTTCTGATTGCTCGTTGTTTTCAGAGGATACAGTTGATTTACTAGGTTTTCCATGTTTTAATTTACCAACTGTCTGTTCATTAATAAAAAATAAAATAAAATGTCCTTGGTCAGGTGCACCTGTTAAATCTTCAGGATATTTTATCATTGAAGAATTTGAATCTGCCGTACCAGTCGAACTAGATTTAAATGGGTCTGATAATTGACTAGATGATAATCCAAATTTACCACCATTGACTGAACTAAGTTTATCTGTTACAAATTTCTTACCGATTGAAGCTATATTTGTAGTTACCATATTAGTGTCCTTTAAAGTTTATACATATATTTATATGAGTTACAAAGGTCGTTATATTCCCACTAACCCTAAAAAGTATAAGGGTAATCCTAGTACTATTTATTACAGAAGTTTATGGGAGCGTAAATTTATGGTGTACTGTGATAAAAATTCTAAGATTCTCGAATGGGGTTCTGAAGAAATTATCATACCCTATGTTCTGCCCACAGATGGCAGGGTTCACAGATATTTTCCAGATTTCTATATAAAAGTCAGAAGAAAAGATGGTTCAACTAGAAAAATGATTATCGAGGTTAAACCTAAAAAATATACCATACCACCAGAACAAAAACCAAAAAGAAAAACTAAATCTTGGGTGTCAGATATTTATGAATGGGGTAAGAACTCAGCCAAATGGAAATATGCTCAAGAATATTGTAAAGACAGAGATTGGGACTTTATGATATTAACAGAAGACCACCTCATGCCGAAGTATAAATAATACTATATGAGTATCTTTAAGGACATAAGACAGGTAGTAAAAACCGGACAAGAACCATTTCAATGGTATCGTAATCGTATCAAAGAATTTGGTGCACCATCTCAAAGAGAATTATTAAGAGATGGTAGATTAGCAGGTAGATTTCATGTTGGTCGTTTAAATATGTTTGTCTATGACCCAAAATTAAAAGCTAAATTGCCATATTATGATACCTTTCCCTTAGTATTACCGATTAAAAGATATAGTGATGGATTTCTTGGGATTAATTTTCACTATTTACCTTATGCACTAAGAGCAAGATTACTAGAACAAGTTATGAAAATAGGTGGTAGAGGTTCAAAAGAGGATATGCAAATTATAGCAGGTTGGTCAAAATTAGATAGAGTTAGACTTATAAAACCAACAGTAAAAAGATATTTAAATAATCATGTAAGAAGTAGATTTAGAAGAATTGATAGTGAAGATTTTGTAACTGCAATTATGTTACCAATACAAAGATTTAAAAAAGGTTCTGCATCAACAATATGGGCAGATAGTAGGAAAATGATTTAATGGTATTTTCAATAAGCGAATTTAAAAGTACAATGTATACTCAAGAGTCTGCTAAACAAGACAGATTTGAGGTACTTATTAATTGTCCGTTATTTAATTCAGATAATTTAAGATATGTTAGTCTTAGACTTAAATCTTTTTCTTTTCCAGAAAGAAGTATTCGTTCTCAATCAGATGATAATATCTATGGAATAAAAAGAGAATTACCACAAGGTGTTTTAGCACCTGCAGCTTTAACTGCTGAATTTTATTGTAATGTAGATATGTCAGAAAAAAGATTATTTGAAGAATGGCAAAAACAAATTTATAATAATGGAACATTTAATTTAAAATACTATAAAGATTATGTCGGCACAATGATTATTCATCAATTATCAAAAGGTTCTAGTGTTTCTTTACCTGGAAACTTTTTATCATTTTCTGGTGCAAAAGAAAAAACTGGTAGTTATAGTGTACAACTTAATGAAGTCTGGCCAAAAGATATACAAGCACAAACACTTGATGTTGGTGCAGACGGAGCATTACAAACTATTTCTGTAAATCTTTCTTATCATAAATGGGAAACAATAGGAAGAGAACCTATCACGAATGTTGCAGATTATGTTAATCAAAGTGGTGGGAAATATAATATTGTTAATGCAAAAGGAATATTACTTGATGTGTTAGGTAAATCAGGAGCAAAACCAAAAGTTCTTGCAGGTGCCGGTACAGCTGCAGATATTATATTAGGACAATAATGATAACAGGAGTGAAATATTATGAGTCTACCAATTATAAATTCATCAAAGTATGAATTAAAACTACCCTCAAATAAACAAACTATTAATTTTAGGCCTTTTCTTGTAAAAGAAGAAAAGATATTACTTGTTGCAAATGAAACAGGTAAACAAACAGACATGATTGATGCTATGATAGATATAATAAAAGCATGTACTTATGAAACAGTCAATCCTTCTACCATGCCTTTAATTGATTTTGAATATCTTTTCTTACATATTCGTGGAAAGAGTGTCGGTGAGATATTAAAGTTAAAAGTTAAATGTCCAGATGACAATGAAACTTTTGTAGATGTTGATATTAATATTAATGATGTTGAACTACCAGAAATTAAAAAATTAGAAAATATTATTTCAATTACAGATAGAATCAAAATAGAATTAAGAGAACCTAGTATAGTCGATTTTAAATATATAGGTGAAAATATAAATTCAAATGATATGATTAGTTTAGTTGAAAACTGTATAGTTAGAGTTTATGATGGTGAAAAAGTTTATGAAGATTTTACAAAAGAAGATAGAACAAACTTTTTAGAATCATTAACAACAAGTCAATTTAAAAAACTAACTGAATTTTATGACGCCTCCCCAAAATTAAAACATGACATTAAAGTTAAAAATCCAAAAACAAATATTGAATCAGAGGTTTCTTTGGAGGGCCTCAATAATTTTTTTTAATGATTCTATGTCACAATAGTTTAGAAAATTATTTTAAAACTAACTTTGCTATGATGCAACATCATAAATATAGTTTAAGTGAGATAGAAAATCTGGTGCCGTGGGAAAGAGAAATTTATGTTTCGTTATTACAACAATACATAAGGGAAGAAAATGAACGAATCAAAGAGCAAAACAGAAAAAAAACTTGAGAAAGGTTCTAAATATGAAGAATTTGATGTTGACAGTGACGGCGTGGTCACAGATGAGGAGTTAGACATGGACGAAAGATTATTGAAACTTCAAGATATGAAATCCGATATGGAGAATGAAGATAAGAAAGCAGATGCTCAACGAAACATGGCTTGGTTTGCTTTATTTGGTATGCTACTATATCCATTTGCAGTTGTACTTGCATATTTAGTTGGGTTAGAACAAGCAGGGAAAGTACTAGGTGATATGGCCGCAACATATTTTGTATCAGTTGCTGCTATCGTTGCAGCTTTTTATGCAAAAGAAACATTTACAAAGAAGAAATAATATGCTAAATTTTATAAAAAACTTATTTAAACCAAAACCTAAAAAAATTAACAAAATTGGTCTTAGAATGATGACAAAAAAAGAGTTAGAAAACTTAGGTCGTAAACACGGAATAGAGTTAGATAGAAGGTTTACTAAAGCTGACCTCGTTGAAGAACTCTATGAACATTTAAAGAAAAACCAGAAATAATGTCAGAAATATCAGAGTTAGTAAATACATTAAAACAAAGTAATTTAGATAATATTGCTGACGAAAGAAGAGCAAGAGAAAATGAAACTCGTGGCAGATTAGATTTACTTAAAGATGAAAAATCATTATTAAGAGAGAGAAAAATAAATGCAGGTAAAGAAACATTTGAGTTACGAAAACAACTAAAAGAAGCAGATTTAAAGAGAAAAGCGGGTGATTTTGGATCACTTGCCGCGATTGAAAAATTAACAAGAGAGTTAGAAAAAGCAGAAATCAAAGAAAAAAGTGTAGGCAGTGAAATAGATAAAGCAAGAGAGGCAATAGCAGATGCTGCTAAGGCACAAGAAAAAGAAGAAGGTGTTACAGGTGCAGTTGAAGGTGGTATTAATTTAGGTCTTGGCACTGATATGTTAATTGAAGAGGCAAAAAAAACAAACGAAAGTATTTCTGCAAATGAAGAAATATTATCACTAATGAAAGCAGAGGCGGAAAAATCAGGTCTTGACATAAGTAAAAATCAAAAGTTCTTAGCACTTTCAGCAAAAACTGACCGAGAAAAATTAAAACTTGAAGGTATCAATGCAGGTCGTATACAAGGTATGTTTAAAAGAATAAGTGCATCAATACCATCAAGAGAAGAATTAAAAGAACAAAGTAGAGTATTTGCAGGTATATCTGGTACACTAGAAGGTGTTGCTAAAGGTGTTGGCGGATTTGCAAAAGCGGTTGGTGGTAAAACAAAAAATGCACTTGGTGGTATAATGGGTATGATAAAAGGTCTTATGAAAGGTGGTTTATTAATTGCTGGATTAGTTGCATTTAGAGCATTTATTAATAGTCCATATTTTCAACAAATGATTGATTTAATAAAGAATACTATCATACCTGCATTTCAAAGAATGATAGAAAAATTAAAACCACCTATTATGGAATTTATTCGTTATCTCGGTGAAGTATTGCCTCGTGTATTTAATGTAATATTTGGTGAAGGTGGATTATTTGATAATGCAGTAAGTTATTTTCAAGGTGTCATGGACTTGGTTAAAGGTATTTTTACAGGTGATGTTGATTTAATTAAATCAGGTGTAAAGAAAATGTTTACAAGTCTTATAGATGCTTTTGATAACATTGTAAAAGGGATTCTAGAATTTTTTGGTGTTGAGAACTTTAGTATAGTTGATAGTATCAAAGGAATTTATAATAAGGTAAAAGATTTCTTTGTTAATATTTCTGACAAAATTGGAAGTATAGTTAATGCGATAAAACAATTCGTTAAAGATAAAGTTGACGCTTTTAAGAGTTTCTTCGGATTTGGAGGAGATGATGATGAAGAGGTGGGAAAATTAAACGAAGATACTGGCAAACCCGCTAGAGATAATAACCCATTTGCTGGTCAAGGTCAAACTGCTGGTGATGCTACTGGCGCATCTATACTGGAAACTCAAAATAAAAGAACAGAAGCACAAGAACGAACACTAGATAGAAAAAGAAAAATGGAAAAAAGAGTAAAAACACAAGTTATATCAAAAGAACAAAGAGAATTAAGAGAAAATTTAGAAAAACAAAGAGCAGAAGCAAGACTTGATGAAGATAGAACAATTACTGGTGATAAAATAGCTGCAGGTTCTTTTGATAATAGATTTGAAGATAAACTTGCAATAGACCAATCTAAGCCAACTTCTGTTATTGCACCAACAACAAATGTTACGAATAATTCAAATACAAGCACAGTATCTATTATGGGTCCACAGAATCCTGATAGAGGAATGACTTTGGCAGCTGAAGCTGCAGATTTTTAATTTTTATTTTTTTTAGTTACAATAACTTTCTCTTGAAAATATCCCTCACCTCTTGCATCTTCCACCCATTCTCTATCTAATGTACTTTCCCATGCAACGACAGGTGATTTGTATTCTGTAATTCTATGTCTAGGTCGATAATGACTTCTTAAATCATCTGGTTTTCTGAATACTTTTTTAGACATTTAAATGTATCCAGTATACTTCATAGTTATCATTAATACAAGTCCTGCAACAATAACAAATAAAAACCCTCCAAATATCCATTTAATCATGGCTTCTAATTCTTTTCTTTTTCTCTCTGCTTCTTCTTTTCTTTTTTTTCTAATTGATGCTTGTATTCGTAACAGGTCATTCCAAGCATTCATTCCGTGTGTGGCGATAAGCCAGTTTCTCAATTCATCTTCCATTCTCTTTGCTTTTTTCAAAGCCCCAAAGGTTTCTAATGCTTCCTCTTCAATACTTCCAACACTTCTTTTCTTAGCACTATTATGCCCTTGATGAATCGCTTCATTAGCTGTCATCCACCTGCCGATATCACCGTACATGCTTTCGACATCACGGCCAAATTCAAAACCTTTTTTAATCGTGTTAAATGCTGCTGTAGCTGCGGCTACCGCTGTAATTGGGTCCATACCTCATTCTCCTCTTTCTTCTATTTATAATAAAAAAAGGGCGTATAATTTCTCACACGCCCTTATAATAAAGGAGAAACAAAATAGGTGTTTAGGCCTCTTTTGCTAGTTTCTGAAAGTAATCTAAGGATTCGTCACTTTCAGTCTTTGTTGTTGCAACAACATTGTCAACATACTGTTTGTCTTCAACATCTGTTTCAACAGTTTCGAGTTCTACATCTTCAGCAGAACCCTTAGATGATTGAGTGCCCGTTAGAACATCATCAAGCCTAGACTTGAGTTCATCATAAGTTTTAAAGTTAGATGGTGCAGTAAACTCTGCTAAAGAGTATTCTGAGTTATAGATTTTATCTAAAACTTCATCATCTTCACTTAACTTTGAAGGACTTTCAAATTCTGACTTGTCGTAATTCCAATAACCATCAACCTTTCTAATCTTCAATTTAAAGTTTGCACCTTCCCAAAAATCAAAAGGATTTACAGGAGTTTCATCTTCAAACTGAGGTTGTAAAGCTTCCATTAACTTATCAAAGATTTTCTTACCATATCTGAATAAGAATACCTTTCCTTCGTTTTCTGGATGCTGTGGGTCAGATACAACATATATGTTAGAATAATATTGTAGTTTTCTCTTTTGTTTTCTAGCGATTTCTTTATCACTTTCAACACCAGAGTTCCACAATGAACTATTGTATTCAGACACAGGATCCTTCTGATTTAAAGTAGTTAATGAATTTTCAATAAACCACTTACCAGTAGGACCTTGAAATGCATGATTCCATAACTTCGCCCAAGGCATAGAATCTTCGCCCTTAGGTGATGGTAGAAATCTTAGTACTGCATAACCATTACCAGATTTATCTAGTTCAGGTTTCCATAGTCTTTCATCTACATATGATTGTTTTTCAGCTGGAGCAGTTTCAGTTTTAACTGCAGCTAATATTTTGTCTAATGAATTAGACTTTTTTAAAGTATCTAATGACATATTATTTTCTCCGTATGTTATTATATGCTATTTTATCTTCACTTAATCATTATATAGAGTTATTTATAAGCGTATTCATCTCTGAATATCTTATGTTTTTTACATTGTCACAATCTTCCCATTCCTCAATTATGGAATCGTCATTTATGACTCTGTAAAACTTTATATGAGAATAGTTGTCGTTCTCAAAATTCTGTTTGTGTTGTTGTCTCCAGTTTGAAGAGCCAACATATTTACAATCTTTAGATACATAACA